GTTAAGGGTTGGGTTGAGAAGAAGCCGATGGCACACGAAGGCTGACGTAATCCAGCTTTTGCCGATGCCTCGGAACGCCTCGATGATCTGACGGTTTGGTCCGTGCTCGAGACGCTCGGCAATGTCGTATTGGATCGGCGTGGGATCGGGAAGGTTTAGGTGCTTCCAAACAACGTACAGAAAGTTTCTGAAATCCCGTAGCCGGGGGTCTAGTTGCATTAGGTGATATTAGCCCCGCTTATGGGGCTCCCGTCAAAATGATTTATCGCCGCGATTAGAACTGATGGAACGAATGCGAAGGTTTGCGTAGCGGTTGTTATGCGGGTTGCCGTCTTTGTGGTCTACGTCCTTGCCACGGAGCGCCGCCTTACCGTGCTTTTTAATCATCAGCCTACGGGCCCGGTGGCGGGCGGCCTGAGCTTTGAGTTGTTTCGGAGTGCCCTGATATTCGCGGTACTCCTTGGCGTAATCGCGGGGCTTGCTCACAGCGTGTTTAGGCCCGTTGCGGCGTTGGAAGCGTTGATCGAAAGGTCAAGCTGAGGACCGCGACGGCGGCGAAGTCCGGCGAGGCTTTCAGAAATGCTAGAATCCATCGGGTCGTAGCTGTCTGCGCTTGGCGGAGGAAGATCGCGCCCCGGAAGCTGTCCGAGCTCGGTGGGCTCAATGCGAAGGCTCCGCTTTCCCTGAGCCATGTTGAGGCGCAAAGCGCCACCAGCCGTCTCGCCACGACGGAGCCTAGCTTGTTGCATTGTTCCGGGGGTGCCGGGAGTTCCGGGAATTGTTTCAACCACACGCTCTTCAAACCCTGTTGGGGAAGACCTAGAAAATCGGTAGCCCATTTGATTGGCAATAGCCAACTGGCTTGAAAAGCCGGGAGCAGATACCCGAACTGGACGCCAGTACTCCCTATTGGTGTCGGGAGTACCAGCGGTACCCGGAGTGCCAGCGCTGTACGTTCTACCCTGAGTCTGCTGAAGGTATCTACGTTCGTAGGCCATATTATTTACTCACCGGGAACGGGAGCGAGGCGGGCTCCTTTACGGCGAGTCCTTTGACTTCGATGGCTTTGGGTGCGGAGGGCTCGGCAAAAGGTAGAGCCATAGCAAGATTAAAAACAGGAGTACCTTTATCAAGGGCCGCAGACACATCATTGTCTTTGAGGAATTTGACGGCGACTGATAGGTCAGCGGGTGTAGCTTCACCGCTCTCAATGCGTGATAGAAGCTCTTCAGCAACCGCATCGTGGAGCTTGGCTAAGGCTTCTTTGGCCTTGTCTGACGCTGACATTAAGAGCCCCCAAAGAGCTTGTGCTTTAGTCCGTCAATAATTATGTTGAAGGCAACCGTGACCCCGGTGATAATCCCTAGCGCCTTCATGCTTTGGCCTTCAAGATGGCGCAAGCGATTGTCGTGGGCATCAAACTTCTGACGAAAAGATTCTTGGTTTCCTAGAACTTGGTCTAGTTTTCCTTCAAGGCGCCCTAAAGAGCGATGCAACTCGTCCGACATAAATCCTTTTTATTATGCGTACTCTTCAATGATGATTTGAGGCTGAACGTATTGGTTTGAGACAGCCCCTTCCCAATAATACACATAATGAACTTTAACTCTGTTAGAAGCATTGTAAGACCTAGCCATAAGAGCGTATGTAATTGGGACAAGCTGAGTGTTGCCTCCGTTAGAATAGACAAATTGAGCGCACATACTTTCATCCGTGGTTTGGGACGACCACTTTTTATATTCATTACCTTGAAATTGCCATTTGTAATTTCCAATAGCTGACCCGCCCACATATCCAACAGAGAAATTAACCGTGAACCGTATAAGACTATTCTGAGCTAAAGGCGTGTATGACCTTGTGGTCGGTGGCGTGGCTGACGACTGCAACAAAATGTCAACGTAAGTTTCAGTAAGAACGTTATTAGTCAATCCATGAACAATGGACAAACTCGGCGTAATTACTGCCATGTTGATTAGGCGTTTTCCCACCCAAGGGACTGCCTGAATAGAGTTTACCCTTCCTTTGTCATCAACGCTGATTCTTGGAATTTCGCAAACACTAGCCTGACACGATCCGTAAACGCCGGGAGTAAACAGAAAAGGCGATTCGTTCGCCATAAGCGGAAATCTGTTAGAGCTAAGGGTACCAGAAGTAATGTTGCTGGCGTTTGTCTGGTCTAAATTCTGGACGTTACCCAAGCCGACCGCTGTCTTGTTGATGTTGGTCACGGTCTTGCCCGTAAAGTCCAACGTGTTGGCGAGCTTGCCAGCAGTTACAGCTAGGCTGGCAATTTTGTCTTCGGTAATAGAGCCAGCGTCCAACTGAGCGGCGCCAACCGGGACTTTGAAGCCGAGGCAAGAAACAACAACCACAACCCCGTTAGGAGGAGCGGCGGTAAACGTAACCCGCACCTGACCGCTCACCACGCTTATTGTGTAGTCGGTGGTGGGGCGCTGTACCACTCCATTCAAAGACACAAGCCAAGCCGAAGCCGTAGTCAGAGAGCCTTCATTTTCTCCCACAAGATTGAAAAAAGTGGTCGAGCCATCGCCAGTAAACGAGTAAACGTCGGGCGGAGTTGTGCTTCCGAACTTAACGGCGTTGTTGACCTGAGCGTTGACGAAGCTACGGGTAGCGGCGTCTTGGTTGGAAGCAGGGTCAGCCAGACCAGTTACCCGATTGCCTCCCATCGCCAGATTGCCAGACATTGTGTCGCCAGCTTTGGCAACCTTTAGCGCATCGGCGGTATCGACGTAGCTCTTGTTGGTCGCATCGTTCGCGTTTGTGGGCGCGGCTACGTCCGTAATCTTCTTGCCTTGGGCGTAGAAATCAGAGGAACCAGCGCCAATCTGAAGGGCCGTATCGTTGAGCTCGGACGTCTCCTGATTGATATAAAGTGTCTGCCTGACGGCTGTGTCCAAATCAGATTCAAGAATTGTTGAGCCGTTGGCAAAGTCTACCAAAGCCGCATCGCGGTACGTTACGCGACGGATGCGGACTTTGGCCCCGTTAGCTGGCGTGTTACCAGCCGTGAAAACAACTCTAAGAGGGCTTGTGGATACCGTGAAATGAGTCCCTTGTGTCTTCTCGACGTTATCTACAAAGACCTTAACGTGGGAGACATCTAGGTACGGAAAGTCAAAACTATAGTTTTCCCGAGGGGCGGTATAATCTTGGTATGTATTAGGCATAATTCTGTAAGTCCTTTACACTATTGCTGAAGCTGTGACAAGAGTTCTTCTACGCTCTCGCCCCGCCTCAGGGCCAATTTAACCCGTGTTGAGGCGTCAGTTTGTCTGTTTAGGTCTGAAAACTCCCTCAGAATCTTTTCTTTAGCTACTGCACGATAAGCACTAATGACTTTTCGTATTTCGCGGGTTCTGGGGGAATCAAAGTCTTCCAGTAGCTCGGCGCTTAGGCTTTGGTACTGACGGCTTTTAATCAAGCGCTCGAGGGATTGACGAAGGGTTTTTCCGTTGATCCGAACCTCGGAGGTGGCCTCAAGCCAGCGATCATAAGCCGTCTGACCGTTAGAGTTTTTGTATTCAGAGAAATCAATCCCACCATCCTGTATAACTCTGGGCTGTGTGAAGCCGTGCTGGACAGAGGCGATCTCGTTCATCACCGCGTCGTTCTTGTTTGAGCTCACGACAATAGGGTTGACGTAATCAACACCCGGCGCAACGCCCGTGCGCTCAATCTTCTCTCCAAGGATGTTTCGGCTTGGGTCAACAAAGCCAGAGGCCCCGGGGACCCTGCGAAGGACCGCATCAAACCACCCCCGAGCTTCGCGCATATAGGGGTCATCCCCAAAGCCGCCCGTGGCCTGTGAGATAGCCGAGGGAATGTAGGAGCCAAGCCTGTTCTGGAACAGCCGGGGCACGAACCGCTCAGGCTGAGAGAAGGCATCGGTGATCTGCTCAATACCCGCGAGGTATGACTTGTTGGTGATGTTCTTGGAAAAAGCCACAGCCAGCGCGGCCATTGTTGTCTGAAGAAGGTGCTCATCCTGAGCCTTGAGGGCCGTGGAGCGCTCGTAAATATCGGCGGCTAGACCAAGGAACGTGGCAAAGGGGTCGAGGCGCTGGTAGGAGATATAGGTGTCCCCGACCTTGAAGCTGTAAGGGCGCCAGCCCGTAGCCATCTTGATCTTCTTCTCGTTCTCATCCTCCGGGCCACCGCCCGTGATCGTTCCAGCCACAGCCGCTCCCACCGCCGTAGAGCTCAAGGCAAAGCCCATGTAAATCTTGCCACTCGCGGCGGCTCTAACCATCGGATCGGGGTCAGCGAGCTCACGGGATAGCCTGAGCTTTTCAGCCATCAGGAAGGGGATGTTTTTAAGCGGGCTTCCGACAACTACGGCGCCGTAGGTGTACTGCCCGACCATCTTGAGAATGTTCATGGGTGTGGTCACGAACGGAACCACAAGGCGAAGAGCCGGGTGGTTACTTACCATCCGTTCAAGACTCAACTGAAGGCTGGGCTTGTTCGTGTTAGGGTTACGTTCGCCACGGCGGGTGAAAGTGACCTCTTGGGAAACGTCAAAAGCGTAATCCGACAGGGCGCCCTTGGACGGGTCCCAATTATCGGAGATGTATTTGTTGATAAAATCAGCGGCTTCGAGGCTGTCCAAGCCGTCCTTACCAAAGCGGTTGGTAGCCTCAACCACGGCTTGGGCACGCACCGCGCTCTTGGTGTAGCGGCGTCCGTCTTGCATGACAATGTTGTCCAAGCGAGCGGCAACCCATTGGGCGAGCTTTGCCGGGTCTTCAGCTTCCTTGCCAAGAGCTTCCAAGCCTTCGATAGTGGCTTTAGCCTTGGCAAAGGAGCGGTAGTTGATCTGCTTAAAAAATTCGTCCGTCCCGGTTAGGATGCGGCTAGGAATACGAACCGTGTTGCCGAAGAAGTCAGCCACGCCAGCGATCACCGGGTTAGCATCGCGCTCCGCACCCAAGAGGGCGTTGACGTTCTGCCCCGTGATAGCAGGGCCCTTCTCCATCGGAGAGGTGCCGCGCTGTAGGACGCTATCGCCTTCGCGGAACGCCTTGAGCCCGAGGTCAACGGCTTCCTTGAAGGAATCCATCATGTAGCCGTAGACGCTGATAAACTCGTCCCGCATCAGCTTGTAGCTGGTATCCCCGGTAAGTATGTAGCGACCGTGAGCCCCAATAGCCGAGGTAACGGGTTTCAAAAACGTGGTCAGGCCAGTACCGAGGGCGTTAACCGCAAAAGTCTTAGGCCCGGACAACAGGAAGTTGATCCAGAGCTCGTTATGCATATCGAGCATCCCGGCGGGCGTTTGCTTGGCTAGGCCAGCGCCGCCGTGCTTCTTCCAAATCAGGTGGAGCTTATCGAGAGTAGCTTCCACGTCCTGTTTGCCCCCCGCCTGTTCCATCATGGCCTTGGCGTACTCAACCAGCGTGGCTTGCTCCTTAATCTGCTTAAAGACGTTCAGGGAGCGCCCCGCGTTGGAGCGGATCGTCTGGTAGCCGAACACAACGCTACCAAACTTCTGTTGGAGCTCGGTGGCGGCTAGGTAGTTCTCAGCGTAACGCTTGAGGAGAGCCGGGTCCTCCGGGTACTGCTCGAGGAGGTTGCGGGCTTTGATAAACTCGTCAACGTGCTTGCCAATCTTGTCCTGAAGGGAAACGGCAAGACCGTAGTAGGCCCGGATACGTGCGTCCGCCTGACGGCTGTTCTTGGCATCCTTGGTAAGCTGGGCCATGAAGGAGCCATCGGTGTGCTTACGGATGAAATCAATCGCATCCTGAGCCACAACCTCGGCACCCCGGGGCTCGCCCTTGGCCCGCTCGATGGTGTCCGCAAAGGTCTTCATCAGCGCCAAGGCCGACTTGTGAGCCGAGTCAACGCTGTCAAAGCTCTCGATGTTGAAAAGCGGGCGGTCGGTATCGTCAAAGAACGCCTTGGCTAAGGCGGCGAGGTCATCGGGGTTCTTCTCGTAAATCTTGAGGTACTCGTCAAAGCGGGCTTGGGCTGTAGGAGGAATCTGAGGCTCTGCCATCCGAGCGCCCGGTGTCGGGGCGTAGGCAAATCCTTCTTTAGCCGCGTACTCAGGGTTCTTAACAAAAACCGTATTCCCAACTGAGATAGCTTCGCTCGCCCTAACTACTGGCTGACCAGACGACTTATCGTAGAAATAGCTGTGGCGCTCTGGGTCAAAGCCCACTTGCTTCCAGTTGGTCAGAAGGTCATCAGGCAGTTTGTCGAGCTTCTCAAACTTGCCTTCTACGGTAGCCACCGGGAACTTTCTCTTTTCCCCCGTCCCAATCTTTGTAGTCCCTGCCTCCGAAGCATTGAAAAACTTAGCGTCGGTTACTTTAGCCGCCGTGTCGTAGCCAAGAACATTACCCACAGACGACGAGCCCGCTTTTGAATGAACGGTAATAACATAGTTGCCTGTTTTGGTGAAAGCCGGGATGTCAATTCTCAGGCCCACTTCAGTCCCGTTAGACACGGAGTTTCTGTGAGCTCCAAACTTTTCTACTTGGCTGGTTTTTAGCGCCGCTTTTGCCTGATCATCAGTTACGGTGGCAACTTCAGTCACAGGGCGGATAGGCTTTAGCGCTTCCACCTTGGAGTCATACTGTTCTCTGGAAATCTTTCCTTCCTGAAGGTCGCGGATCGCCTGTTGAAGTTCTGGGATTCTGTCCTTAGCGATCAATCCACGATCTGTTTCGGCAAAGTCACCAGCCATTCGTGCGGCGCCAGCCCCAACACCCTCTTTGGTGCCGCCACGGCTAACAGGCGTCCCTGCAAGCTCGGCAGTTTCGCGGAGCACCTTCTCAAGCATGGTTTTGTCGATGTCCATGCCGAGGAGGTCAGCGATAGCGTCTGTTAGGGCGCGGAAGGCACTCTTACCCGAATCCAGCTTGATCGAGGCAAGCTGAGTTTGGAAACCGGGGCTAGAGATGGCTTGCGCCATAAACTCGTCAAGGTTCCCGAAGCCGTAGGCAACCCCTTTGGCCGTGGTTTGGTCCGGGCGGTTCCCTGCGGTCCCGCCAACACGGTTTCCGCTCTTTGTGGGCTTACCAAAAATGGTATCGGAAACACCGAGCTTTTCAGCGGAGGAGACGTAGCTGTCAATCAGGTCGCGAAGAGGCTGAACAACATTCGGGTTGGCCTTGGCTTCTTCAATCTTTGCTAAAAACTGCGATCCCTTTGCCTTGCTCAGGTCGGGGATATTTAGGTCAATCTGCCGAGAGGTAAGAGCGTGGACAATTTCGTGGACAGGCGTGTGAAAGAGCTTGTTGCCCTGCCATCTACCTCCAAGAACAATCACGTCGTCAGAGGGGCGATAGAAAGACCGTCCACCCCCTGCACCACGGTATACACGGGTTTTTCCTAGTGAGTCTCCGCCGATAACGAGCAGTTGCTCAGTAAGCTGGCGAAGCCCGTGAAGGGTTTGGTCTAGCTGTTCCTTGTTAAAACGGCCCAGCTTTGCGTAGTAATTTTCGGCTTCAATGGTACGACTTTCTTGGGTCATACCCTCAGTTGCAATTCTTTCGGCTTTTTCCTTGAAAGTTTGGGCAAACTGGCTCTTGAACCCATTTTCTACATCATTTTTCCACCGTTTAGTTGTGGTGGCGACTACATCATCCCATCCGTCCAGCATAGATTGGAGGATCGCTTTCGCGGAAACTGATTGCTCAGGAGCGACACGCCCCCTATCAGCGACGTCAGCCTGTTTTAGAAGATTTGTAGTAGTGGCCGGAAGATCAATCGCGTACCCGGATGTACCGTAGGGAATCTCATTGCGAGTAGCTTTAGCCCCGGCGTCAAAGTTCACAACCTGAGCTTCGGAAAACGGACGCAATCCTTGGGTTGTGACCTCGTTGTCAATCGTCTGCTGAATCTGCAAACCAGCATCTTCCAAGGCTTTCTCAGCGCCCTTGGCGTTGCCAGCCTCAGCCAGCCCACGGGCTTTCTTAAGAGCCTTGACCCCGAGGATAATCCCGTCAATCGCGGAGCCGATCATGGCTCCCTCAAGCACGTTCTTCAGGCGTCCTTCAAGCAACCCATCATCTTTATCAGCCGCAAGGAACTCCGTGACCGGGTTCTCAAGGCTGGGGAACTGCTGAATGA